GTTATACGGTTGTTGACAAAATGTCAGTGGTTACTGATATACTGGAAGTATGTTAGAAGAGAGGAGGGACAAGATGAGCGAAAAACAGATTTCAGAAATGACTATCACCGAAGCGCAGAGCGCACTAGATGAGGCGCAAGCGTCGTGGTCAAGACTTTGGAATAAGGTTGGAGTTAGGGCAGAAGTTCTTGAGGACTATATGCGTCTACTAAAAACCCACATCACAAGTCTGGGCAAGTAAGTAGTCCGAGACCCCGTAACCGATTAGGTTGCGGGGCTTCTCTTTTAAATGTCACCCTCTAGTCGTAATGTATAGGTATGGACAAATTGACTGAGAAATTCTACAACGAATACAAAAGCAAAGTAGATGTCGGGGCTAACCACTCTGTCATCTACGAGATGACTACTGCCTTATTGAATAAGGGACTGCTGGCTTACTGGAATGAACTACAAAGCATCGAGCCTGGCAGTCGACCACCACATTACACACGACAACTCGAAGCACGGGTAGAGGCATTGATTCTCCTCATCGCCGACCTGACTGTCGAGTGTATTGAACTGTTCCTACAAGAACCAGACAGCATGAACTACGAGCCTGAAGATGAGGATGGCATCGAGTAGTTGCCTGGGTTGCCACTTTTTCCTTGCTATACAATAGAGGCATGGCTAAATCTATAATGGAACTCCTCGCTGAACTACCTGAAGACGAGCGTGCTCTAGCACTCGCTGGTATGGATGCGGAGACTCTCTTATGGGACTGGTCTGTTTGGGGAAGACCTGAACAGCAAGCACCTGAGGGTGATTGGGCTGTGTGGTTGTATCTTGGTGGTCGTGGTGCTGGTAAAACTCGTGCTGCTGCCGAGTGGGTTAGGGAGCAAGCCAAATACACAACCACTGGGCAGAGACGCTTTGCCTTGGTTGCTAGAACTGCTGCCGATGTGCGAGATGTTATCGTCGAGGGTGAGTCTGGGATTATGAATGTTTCCCCGCCTAGCGAGAGACCTCTGTATGAGCCGTCTAAGAGAAGACTTACTTGGCCTAATGGCAATACGGCTACTTGCTTTACTGCTGATGAACCTGACTCACTTCGTGGTCCTCAGTTCACTCACGCTTGGGGCGATGAGATTGCTGCTTGGCGTCAGACACCAGATGCCGCAGGTATGACAGCCTTTGATAACCTGCGTGTGGGAACTCGTCTTGGCTCTAATCCACAGATTATGGTGACCACTACACCTAAGCGTGTGCCTCTGCTCTACAAGTTGATTGAGGAAAGCAAGAACACTGGTCGTGTAGTAATCAGTCGTGGCTCAACTATGGACAACTCAGGCAACTTGTCTGGCGCATATCTCGACGCCATCACTGGAGTCTATGCGGGAACGCGTCTTGCTCAGCAAGAACTTTATGGTGAGATGCTCGACGCTGTTGAGGGCGCGTTGTGGACAGATGAGTTGATTGAGAAGAACCGAGAGAACGCTCTACCTTTCAACACGCCTCTTCGTTGTATTGGTGTTGACCCATCAGTAGCAGAGAACCCTCGCGATGAGTGTGGGATTGTTGTAGTCGCATCAACTGGTGAGCGTGACTTGTATAAGCGCCACTCTTGGGTATTGGAAGATGCTTCTGTCTTAGGCTCGCCTGAAGTGTGGGCTAACAAAGTTGTAGCGATGGCTCGCAAGTGGGGTTGCCCTGTCATTGCGGAAGTAAACCAAGGTGGTGCTTTGGTTCGTAATGCTATCAACGCCATTGACCCAACCATCAAGGTGCTTGAGGTTCACTCTAAGTATGGCAAGCAACTGCGCGCTGAGCCTGTGACTCTTGCTTATGAGCAGGGTCGTGTTCACCATGTTGGATACCTTGCGGACCTTGAGTCACAGATGCTTAGTTGGATTCCAGGTGAGGGCAAGTCTCCTGACCGAGTAGATGCTTTGGTTCACGCTCTTACGGCTCTACTTATCAAGCCACCTGCTGGTTTCGTAGGCGGGAAGTTGACTGCTAAGTCAATGGCACATCGCCGAATCCCTGAGTCAAAGAGTGGATTCCTCAGACTTAGATAAAGCAAAACCCCCAACCTTTTGGCTGGGGGTTCGCTTTTGTATCTTAGTTTCGCCAGATGGCTAGTTTCTCATCGCTTAGGTTGAGTAGCCACTTGGTGAAGGCTTGGTTACAAAGAACTGCCTCTGAACGCTTCTCTCGCATTAGCCTGATGGCGTCTGCTGGAGAGTATCCATCGCGAATCATAACCAATGCCATCACGATGCCACTGCGGTTGAGACCTGCTTGGCATCTGATTAGAACTTTGTGTCCACGCTTCCAGTCGTCGTGAGCCATCTTCACAATGTGAATCAGGTCTTGCTCTGGATTTAGGTCGAGCATATCTCTGCTGTCCCAGAAGCCAAAGCGTAGTTCTTTTACAAACCAGTCTGCTGGCTCTGCGTCTGCGTATAGTGTATACACACTGTCGAAGTCGCCCTTGCGTATCTTGTGCTTGCCGATAACATTGGTCTGCTTAGCCCAGTCGTCACCTGCCCACTTGTCTAGTGTCCCACCTTGCCATAGGTTTGGTAGGGTTTCAGTCCACAACTCTTTAGGCATAACGGGGTATACGGGTCTAGTTAGTTCTGCTAACTCTTGCTCCAACTGCTCGTCAGTCTTTACTGTGCTCATCTATCTCACTTCCTTTCGTCTTTGTGTGAGTGATACTTCTATTATCAGGCATCTACTCTCGTTTGTCAAGTCCCTGCGGTGCTTATTTGCTTATGCGGTGCTTAGTTACTTATGTAGATGTCCTACTCACCATTTTACAGGTGTATCAAGCATTTGTCAAGCCCTAATGCGGGTATGCGGTCAACGCGGGTAACCGGGCGCCTCTTGTTGATGCTTGAGTGCTTGGGTCTTGCCTCTGAACTTGAATTGTTTATTGGCAATGCCTCAACACTATCATCTATGTGCTATGTATGTCAAGTCCTTGGTTTGATGAGGCGTCTTATGCCATAAGGTCTTCGGGAAGGCTGATGCGGTCAACCCCTCTTTGAAGCATCTGTATTCAACAGGTCGGCACTCGTCGGACAGGTTATGCTGAGTCGGCATCAGGCGATACGGGCTTTTCCCCCAAATTGCCCATCAGAGCACTACTAGAGTGGAAAAACCTACAACCTGTGCCTGGAGCCGCCTCTAGGCGGCTAGTAGATAAGTCATCTAGGCGGCTCATCTAGGCTAGATATGTGCCTGGCAAGTATCAAAACATTGACATACAAGTCAAATAAGTATATGATAAGTCTCTTTCTCTCATAAGAAGTCCTAAATAAGTCCAAAAAAGCCGCCTAGACGGCAAAAAAATCGGCATTTTTTCGGCATTTTTTTAGGAAACGATTTCGCGAGGGTCAAAAAAGAAGGGTTTCCAACTCAGCCACCAAAGCCAAAAAACGATAATGTATCTTTTTTCTCCGTCAGTCATAAGTATTTATCGCATAACACCGCTCCAGGATTTTTCTAAAAAATCGCTTCCAGTACAGATGCTAAAATCAATACATTATGGAGAACAGAGAATACGCTCGTGAAGTTCCCTTGTCCGACGACGAGGCTAATTTTCTTAGGACCGTCGGTAAGAAGCAACGCTACTACCGCGCCAAGCAACTCTTCGATGCTGGCTGGACTCTTCAAGCAATAGGCAATGCGTTCACTCCCACAGCCAATCGCTCAACGGTTCAGTACTGGACAGTTCAAGGCAATTCCAAATACGCAACCACAAGACCAGTCCCATCTCCTTGGGGTGGGTTCGTCGACGCCCCTATGCCAAAACCACCTAAGGGATATCAGCCCAAGAAACCTAAATCTCCGGGTATTCCTTTACACACCCAAGAGCGTCTACGCTACTTAGCCCCGCTAGCCCGCTATTATAGAAGTGGTATGGCGTCGACATCCCTAAATGGTTCAGCCAACGAAGAGATGAACGAGATAGTCCAAGACCTATACAATAAGAATGTAAAGATTGCCGAGATTGCTCAAGCAGCGGGCGTTACAAGTAGAGCAATCGCTCGCAGATTAGGAAAATAGAAATGCGAATAGTTCACGATGTTTTTCCCTGCCACCTGAGCGTTGCTCCTGCGGACTATTCGGAAGACTTTACATCTATTCGGTCTAAAGGAAATCCAGACGGAGTTTTCTATCGCGACATTACTCGCGTTGTGTTGGTCGAAGACGAGCAAGGTCTGACCATTTGGGTTGCTCAAGACGCACCTAGTGGACCTCAGATTATTTTCCAAGAGCGTCTAGAGGAATACATCAAGGCAGATAAGCCACAACTAGACGCACACGCTAAGACCGTCAGCGGAAAGATACTTGCGTTTTCTAAAGACAGTAATTGTGGTTGTGGGTCTAGGCTCAAGAGTTGGAACCCTTATCGCACACTTCACTCAGTAAAGGACACATTTTGAATTTCATTGACCCGCTAGGTTTTATTATATTGTCACTTGCGACCTTTCGTGTCACTAGGTTGTTCACAACTGACAACATTTTTGAGTGGCTACGAAATGGTATTTGGAAAAAGTTCCCGCCACACACTTGGCTGGGATACCTAATCACCTGTAACTGGTGCTTCAGCATTTGGGTAGCATCGGGCATTGCGATTTGCTATACAATAGTTCCTATAGCAACTGTAGTCGTTGCGCTACCATTTGCGTTGTCTGCGGTTGCTGGTCTGATTTCCAAGCGTCTAGACGACTAGCAGTAGGAGAATAACTTGGGCGTTTTTAGGCGTGAACAACCAGCAACACCGAAACCTGTATCGCAGGGTATTCGGGCGTCTGCTCCTGTGTCGAATGGGCTACCAGCCAACTCTGCTTTTCTGAGACCGCCTGTCCCTAACGCTGCTACCCCTGTGTCTTATGACGCACCTCGTGCGTTGACTGCTGCGGCTGCTCAGTTGAAGATTGGTGACCGAGGTGAAGCCGAGGCTTTCAAGAACCGCCGTGCCGCAGCGTCTTCTGCTTGGCAACAAGAGGCGTGGGAATACTATGACGCAATTGGAGAAGTAAAGTATGCCTTCAACCTTGTTGCTTCTGTTGTTTCTCGTATTCGTCTTTATCCTGCTGTAGTTTCTAACCCAGCCGATTCTCCAAGCCCTATTCGCAATGTCGAGTCTTACGACCAGCGTCTAGTTTCAGCAGCCGAGCGTGCTATCCAGCGCCTAGACTCCGCTTACGGTGGTCAGGCTGGACTTCTTCGCGACGCAGCGCTAAACCTACAGGTAACAGGCGAGTGCTACCTAAGCCAAATCCCTCAACGCCCATCAGACGGCACTCCAGAATCGTGGGATGTCCGCTCTGTCGATGAAGTAACCGTAGACAGTCGTGGCAATGTCGTCATTATGCCTAGACGCGAACTGAAGACCGCAGGTGGTGGTGCTCAAAAGGGCGTCTATGTTCTACCTAAGGGCGCTTTCATTGGTCGTATCTGGAAGTCGCACCCACGCTTCTCAGAAGAGGCTGACTCGTCGATGAGAGGCATTTTGGACCTCTGCTCGGAACTACTCCTACTAAACCGCACATTCCGTGCTACCGCTCGCTCACGCCTCAACGCAGGTGCTCTCTACTTGCCAGATGGTCTGTCAGTCGCTGCTAACCCAGACCCAGACTTCCCATACTCAGACGAAGACGGTATTTACAACGCACCTACTCCAGAGGAGTTGGAAGACGAGTTTGAAGACCAGTTGATGGATGCTATGACTACCCCCATCAAAGACGAGGACTCGGCAAGCGCCGTTGTTCCTCTAATCATTAGAGGTCCAGCAGAACTCGGCGACAAAATCAAGCAGTTCAAGTTCGAGCGTTCGTTCGACCCAATGCTAGCAGCCCGCGCTGACCGCGTTCTTGAGCGCATTATGCAAGGTCTCGATGTTCCTAAGGACATCGTTTCAGGTCTAGCAAATGTGAAGTACTCAAACGCTCTTCAGATTGACGAGTCGCTATACAAGGCTCACATTGAGCCTCTTATGCTTTTGATTGCCGACGCACTCACCGTCGTCTACCTACGCCCATACCTACTTGCTAACGGATTTAGTGAAGCAGAAGTAAACCGAGTT